AGCTTACATGATGACCTACAATATCGCGACTCCAACACTCGATCTCGACGCCATACACTCCGTGTTACGCAAACCAACGTCAGTTGGCTACCCATGCAGTGAATTTGTTTCGTCAAAATCGGCTGCGATACCTCACGTTGATGAACGATTAATCGTTGATTTAATTTCGGAAGCCGCGAAGAATGGTTCTGGTGAACTTTTCACCCTCGGAACCCGGTCACAAGTAAAGAAGTTGTTTGAAGTTGAAAACTCTACTCATCCATTTGATAGGGCTGACGATCATAACAACAAAAGCGTACGCGCAATTCTCATACCATCTCTACCCCACTTCATCGTTTCGGTCTCGTTGTTATACGCTGTGTGTTCCCAAATTAAGTTAATTAATAGTCAGGGTCACACCACGTCGCAGATTGGCTACAGTATGTTCAACGGTGGTGCCACAGTTCTCGCACGTCATCTTTGTCGTATACCCGGAACTGTATTTGGCACGGATGTTGAGAAGTGGGATAAGAACCTACCGAATAGTTTATTGATGCATGGCCTCGACGTTCTGTTGAGTCTTTGTGATTTCTCTGAGTTTCATGCTGATTTATCCTCCGATGTGTGTGTTGCTGCCGCGAAAAATGTTTTTCTTTCCATGGTGAACGGTACCGTTCTATTACCAAATGGTGAATTAATATCCACGTCTTCGCAAATGAAGTCTGGTAGTTACTTAACCTCCATTATGAATGGTATAATTCACGATATTATAAAGAATCACGTCGCCAATTATATCGTCACTTGTAGACCGACCGTCAATTACAGAGACATGGTTTATTTGGCCTTCAAATGCAATGTTTCAAGTTCATATGACTGTGTTCGTATGTTACTTAAAGATTACACCTATGGCGACGATAATTTGTCGCGTGTTTCGAAGTTTTTGATTAGCAATATTGGTGATATAAAATTTTTTGAAATTATTAAACGCGTGTATGGTGAATTCGGACTAAATATTCGTTATTTAGACAGTAATGAACCAGACGTGTACCACGGTGGTAATTATTTATCACGTTCAAACTATTTTATTCGGTGTTATCATGAAGATGGAAGTTCGCGTGTAGAATGTGTCAGGGTAACTGATACTAAAAACATCATCGCTCAGATTCTTTTCCCAGAACGTCCGAGTCATAATCTCGGCCATCAGATTGCGATTTTAGCTTCAACTATCCGTTCCCAATTAATCAAAGAGTGGTTTAACCCTCAAACTCGACAAATACTTCTCAATTTAGAAAGTATTATATACAATGAAAGCGTACTCAATCGTGTGTTATTAGAAGGATACACTTGGCTCATGCAAGAAATAAATCGTGCCGGATCAATCGTGTCCCCTATTAATGATGCTCCTACCATGTGTGATATGTTACTACTACATACTGGAATTCCTTATGTCACTTGTGAAGAGGTTGTTGTCAATACACATGGTACAGTTGATTATTCTGCGTGTCACAATAGCATGATTGAGTTCATTAGATTTACACGTAGCAATATAAATAACGAGGATTTATTTACCGTCATACCGAAATTTAATCATTAAATGTTCCGTATCGTTTATTAGATTCTATTCCTTTTTTCTGATCCTTACTTACGAGTTTCCTCCGGCACCTTTATTTTGCCGGTTCTTGACTAGTTCGTGATCATAGAATCATCAATTTTTTTAATTTTATTATTAGTCACGCTGACCGTCGTAATTAAACGATGGTGTGTTACTAAACGTTATTTATTTTCATTTTTTTAATGATGAGTGCCTTTTTCAACTCATTGTCGAACCGTATTTAAAACAATATCCCGTAAATTACTGATTTCTTTCAGTTCTTATTTTTTATTATTC